TATGTTGAATACATCAAAGACGGAAAAAAATACATAATTCATTTTAATATCGATCGACAAACTCGTGCCGTTACTATGTTCAATAACAAAACGCTGAATGAAGCAAACTTGACTGCCGAAGTTATTGTATGCCGTCATATGGCAACAGAAAAATAAATTATATTCATTAAGGGTTGGCAAAACCGGAATCAATTTCTATATTTAAATAAAAACGGCGGGAAAGGAAAAAGAAATGGTTGATAATTTTGATCAAATCAGAGATTTATTGAAGTTTGAAGAAGACGGTGAATGTTATTATGTGCAGTTGCTGAGACGTCAGTCTGATGATCCACATACAGATGGTAAAGCTGATCCTAGATACCATGGAAACATGCATTCCAGGTCCGTAAAGGATTATCTCGTTCCGTCACTGGAATATTTCGACAAGATTAAAGAAGACATTATTGCCATGTGCAAGATGTTCAATGTCAGAGCATATATCAGGCTTAACAAGCGAACATATAAAAGCATTGCACTGGAAATGTTGAAACATATCGCCACACAGTGTGCATCTGGTGAGACTTTTAATTCACCATATCATCTAGTAGCCTCCGCCGCTGGTGAAACATGTGCTGCTGGTAAGGATAAGACATGGATCGTTGATCTCGATGAAGAGTATATTCCATATCAAGACGACATGATGAAAATGATGTTTGAATGCGAACCTTATGTAAGACGTATTCAGGAACTCTCTAAAGTCTATATCAATTCGTCATATCGTGACCCAGAAGACGCTTTTAAGATTGCCTATCAGAATGTAAAGGTTTCGACTCCAATTGTTCCCACGAAGCACGGAAAGCATATTATTGCGAAACCGTTTAACGTTCAGACATTTAGTGAGAAATGGAAACAGTATTGCCAGGATAATGGTGTTACATTGCCATTGCCCAGAATGTTCAATGACCCGGATAATAAGTATACGGTATTTGAATTGACTGATGCATACTTACCGATTTCTAAGGAATTTGAACAATTCCTACCGGAACATGAAACAATCCAGAAAGACAAGAACAAGATTTCATTCAAGATGCCGATTCTCACAGACTGGGATGTTCACATGTTGGATTTCTACTGGAAAGGTCATTGTCTCAAGAATAAGTATTGGATGAAACAATGCGACATACATAAGGATAATCCTACTATCCTGTATGTTCCATAGTTAGCTGAAAAGAAAAATTAGAATTAACCATGTTTACAATAAACATGGTTTTTTCTATATTATAAATGTAAACGAAAGGAATTAAAATGCATTCGACTAGAAAAGAACAAATTAAAGATGAGCTCGGTGCAGTAATTGAAAGCTTCAATACGACTTTGGAGAAGCATGGTCTTGTCAATGGGCTCGTAAATTGTACTGGTATTGAATCTATGTTTCAGCTTGAAACTGGTTTTTGCAAGGTTCCGGAAGTTAAAGAGCTTATCGAACTTGGTGAACTTACAGTGTTTGGAATTTGCTCTGGTAAGGTTTTGTCTGATGGTCAAGAGATTCCTGCATATTCTATCAATGGGAAACCAATAGAAGATGTTAAACATCTCTGGAAACGAATCCATAAGCTGAGCGATATGCATGAAAACTATGTCATCTTCCATGTTCAAATGCTCGGCGTGGGAACTGACTTACCTAGTTTGAATTCTGTAGTCATTTTAGGCGACAAGAATGAAACAGATTTGTTCCAGACTATTATGAGAGGATGCCGTATAGATTACAGTAATCCGGAAAAGAAAGACTACGAAGTGTTTGTCTTCGTAGATGGAGAAACCCGAGCATATATGGAGAAGTTTATCAATATACTTGATAAACTGGGTGGTCCTGAACTTATCTCTGCATTCTCGAATGATGTTCTCCAGGGTGAAGCAGTAGACAATAATGATCCATTGTTTACTGAGTTGCTTCAAGGACGTGCTGGTTATAACCAGGTAATGGAAGAATATCGGCAAATCGTAAATTGTCATGATTATCTGACCAAAGCAGCAATGATTGAAGCTATCCAGGTCAAGATGATTGAATATTTTGACGCTGGTAATCTGACTGCATTCAAGCAATTGGATCTATTGTTGTCGGAAAAACTCAGAAGTTAGGATAGTTATTTACAAATATAGAATAATTTTCTATATTATAACTATCAACCAAAAAGGAACTAAAATGAAAGAATATCGAATGTCGGAACCTGTGCTTCTTAACACACTTAAGAAGATTTATGGTAGTCTTATGGCTATCTCAGGTAAAAAGATTCTGGTGATTCGTGATTTGAAGATTGCGTTGTTGTTGGCTGTACGTAATAGTGTGGTTTATGTGACGGATGACCCAGAATGTGCAGAACAGTTCCGTAAGAATACCGAAGCTGGTATGGGTAAGGATGATGTTATTATCCTTATAAATAAATGGACGAACAAATTGAAGTTTAAAAAGGTGTTTGAAAAGATGGGAATGAAGTTTGACATAGCTATCATGAATCCGCCATATGACAGGAATCTGCATCTCAAGATTCTTGAAGCTGTTATTCCACATGCAGAAAAAGTGGTTAACATTTCTCCCGTCCGTTGGCTGCAGGATCCGTTCGCTCCGTATTCTACTCGTAGTGATTACTGTAAGTTTGAAAATACAATTTCACAGAAAATTGAATCACTCGACGTAATCTCTGCAAAGAACGCAAGTCAGTTGTTTAATGCAACATTTGCTATGAATTTAGGGATCTACGTATGTGGTAATGGTGGTTATGAATATCAGCATAATGACCCGCTTATTACTAAGATTGTTGAAAAAACAATGACAAATAGCTGGAAGCCATTTAATCAAAAAGTATTTTATCAGAATGGCTGTGTTCAAACTAAACCGTATGCATTGAATATTTGCGGTTTTGGCGGAAGCACAACTATGGGCTTTGACATTCTCACATGTAGAACCTACGAAGCACAATGTGAAACAGCATTAACTGACGAACATACAGGTAATGTTGTAAACGCAACGCATTTTGAATTTGACAGTGAAGCAGAAAGACGCAATTTTTTTGACTGTTACAATCATCCGTTTATGCGTTGGCATACAGGGCTTTGGAAAATTGACGTCAATTTACATGCACCAAAAGTTCCATATTTTTCCGATTACAGCCACCCTTGGGACTATGCTGACTTTTTCGCATGGTTCGAATTGACTGAAGAAGAACAGGAACGAGTAATGCGAGAAATCGCAGAGATGCAAGCAGAATAAAGCTTACTGAAAGAAAAATCAGAAAAGATGTGATTTACAAAATCACATCTTTTTTCTATATTATAAAGGTAATCAAGAGGAATTAAATGACCATTGAATTGAGACCCCATCAAAGAGAAGCAGTTGAAGCCTGTAAAGTTCATCCTTATGGGACTATAACAGATACGTGCGGTGCTGGTAAGTCTTATGAAGAAGCAGAACTTATCTATGACGCCTTTGATAATGGAGCGAATGTAGTCTGTTATGGTGCACATCGTTTGGCACTCATTCTCCAGCAAAAGCATTCGTTACTGAAGTATGGGGAAGCACGTGTGGGTACTAAATATAAGTATACTGCAACGGAAAAAGATTTCACTATTCTCGAGGTGTCTAGTGCTGACCGTGATCATGACTCTACAACCGTAGTTAATGAAGTTTTTACGGCAATTAAACATGCACATGAAACTGGCGAGAAATTACTCATCTATTTCTGTTATGCGTCTGCAGAACGACTCTATAAAGCACTGGAGAAATTTGAAAAGAAAGCTGATATGATTCTGATGGACGAAGCCCACTACGGTAACATGTCTACGAATGACGCAGATGAACAGTTTAACCGTCATCTGTTCCGTAATGTTGCAGAAAGGATGTATTTCTTTACAGCTACCCCTACAACGTTGACTACTCATCATATGGGACTGAAAGTGATGCCTGTTATCCATAGCTACAACTATGGTGATGCACTGCAAGATGGTGTGGTATTGCCATTCACTGTTCATTGGCTAATTAAGAAGCCAAAGGAAACCGAAGCATAAAAATTACATAATCCAGATTTACAAATAGTCTGGATTTTTCTATATTATAAGTAAAGGAATTAAATATGCAACTCAATTTAATTGAAATGAAGATTAACAAACCGCAATTTACACATTGTGGCTGTGGTAATTTGACTGAATATGAAACAGCAAAGACTCTCGTAGGGTCTATTCTTGATATAGCTAAGCAAGGAAAGCTTATTACTATGAAGCTTCTTACAAAGCTTATTGCTAAAACTGGAACGGATTTTGCCAAAAAGAATACAAGTGATCCTATTTTTCAGGAAGAACTATACAACAGATTTGTTGGTGATTTTTTTGAGCTCTTTGCGGAGTATTTCTTTAAAACTTGCTCTGCGGTAGGACAATATGGAATCATCAATTATCAACCTGCAAACAATACAAAAGACTGGGGTGTGGATGGCTACGGAATTGCAGCAGATCAGCGTGAATCTGTTGGTGGACCTACTCCAGCAGTGGTACAGGTTAAGTTCCGTTCCAATCCAATGGATGAAATCAGTTATACGATGCTCGCTAAGACTGGATGGGATGGAATTAAAAATTATGGTTTAGATATTAGCCGTAAGAATAATATAATTCTGTTCTGTAACACAGAAAATGGAAGTAATTATCTCGCACAAGAAGCACTTGGTGATAATCTTTATGTTATCAATAAGTCTGCATTAGATAAAGATCAGACGGGAATCAAAACCATTACCTTCTGGGAAGGTTTTTATAATTCTATTCCATAGTCTACTGCAACAATAATTCTGATAATCTCTGGTTGACATGACCAGAGATTTTTTCTATATTATAAGCATGAACAAGATTCAAGAAACATATCAGAAACTCATCGATACTATTATCAAGTTTGAAGACGATAATAAGGATCTTTTTGAAAAATGTTATTCGGCTCGTTTTCTTCTTAAAAAGAAAGTCCTGGGACGTTGGTGGGATTGGGGCGAAACTAAGAGAGCATTGGAAGGTATTAAATCAGTTGGTAATGACTTTTTAGCTGAAGATGTTTCAGAGATTAGAGTTAAAGTCTATCCGGAAATAAACCATAAGACTACATCAGGTAATATTGAACATCACAGACCTGAATTGCGAATTTACTTTGCAGGCCAAACAGGTACGCATGGATGGAAAGACGATATTGGTTTGTTCTGGCACCACATTTGGTCTGATACAAGATTTTCATTTCAAACATTCTGGATTGGAACAAAATCTAATATTCCGTATGATGCTGGTGCAATCGTATTCTTGACTTGGGTAGTAAAACAATTGCCCGAGATTAAGAAGGGTTTGGAAGATTACGTTAAAGCGGAAAAGGAACTTAAAGACGCACAAAATGAATATAATAATACCGTCTGTGAATATGCAATGAGCATATTGAACAAGTAACTGCAATCATAATAACCTCTATTCTGGGTTTACAAAAGACCCAGAATTTTTTATATTAAGGATATAACAAAGAGGTTAATATGGCAACAGAAACTATTAAGACTGAAAAAGTAACATGTGATGTATGTGGTAAATTGATTAAAGATCCCCTGGTAGCACGTAAGAATATATATGAACGATACGGAAAGGGAACCATTGAATCATTTGACTTGAAGATTGCCAAGTACACGATTGTGGGTCTCGACAAGACTATTGAAAATCCGGATATTTGTGAAGACTGTTTCTGTAAGATTCTTAAGGATTATCATGCAGTATTAAGTCAATATCTGCAGGTCAAAAAGGATAAAGAGGAATTCGAACGAATCAATAATGGAGGTAAGTAATGAGGAATTCAGTTAAGGATGAACGTGACCATAAGTTGTTCCGTTTTGTTAAGGAACTTCAAGCCATTCCATTAAATGTGGATTACGATGCGGAACGAAAGAAACTATTAAGGAAATATGGTTTTACGGAGGAAGATGAATTAAAGTCGTACCGAATCGTAAGACATATTGCGATGCGAAAGTGTTTCCGGGATGGTATCGGTCTAAAGAAAGCAGTCCAGATCAATAAAGACAGATCTCGCGAAAAGGTAGAACAACAGGAAGCAATCTTTACAGAAGCTGCCTGAACAGAAAAATCCAGAATAGAACCGGTTACAAAATGACCGGTTTTTTCTATATTATGAACATAAACGAGAGGTTAATATGGAACAAAAGTTTATGTTTAATACACTTGAAATTGTTGAAGACAAGAATCAAAACACTTTCATGGTGAAGTGCAAGACCATTGAAATGGCAAAGCGAATTTCCGAAAAGATTTATAATATTTGGGAATTGGCTGTGGAACATTGCGCGGATCGTGGTACTTATGCTGAAACCCTGATTCATGCGGGGGATCTTCTTACCTGTGTTCCGTGTAAGGAAACACTCATGTTGTGGTTTGATATTAGAATGTCTGTTGACCATGACAAGAATTACGGCATCATTCTTGACTTCATCAAACGTTGTACCGCAGAAGGTCTTGGAACGGACATGTTGAGTCTGGAAGACATGCTCACTGAAGTTAACCAAAATGTCTGAATATTTTAATTCTAGTCTTTCTTACTTACAAGATGAATAGAATTAACTATATTATAGACATGAACAAAACACTTAACAGGATGGTTACAATGTTCAATCTTAATCTTGGTATTCTCTGGAAGATGTATTCTAACAAGAAAGTGAATGCAATTATCGACAAGTATGTTGAACTGGTTGGACATGAACCACGTGTTGATGTGGTGACACTGAACGGTGAACAGTATCAGAAGATGCTTGACACCATTGCGACTGTCTAATTCAATTAAGGTCGTCTGAAGAAAAAAGTTCTAAAGATTACCATTTACAAAACACAAGAATTTAACTATATTTACATCGTAAAACAAAAACAATCAAACAACTTTTAACAAGAGGTTAAAATATGACTCAAGAACAGATTAACACCCTTCGCCAGGACATCACCAACGTGACCCGTCAGATTCAGATTCTCTCGGGTCCGGAATTCGCGGACACTGTGCCCGAAGTTGCAACTGCAAAGACTGCGCTCGAACGCTACAAGGAAGCAGCTGAAGGACAGATTGCTGCATACGAAGCTGCAAATCGTCCGGCCCAGCCGGCTGTCGCTCCAGCAACTGCAGCTCCGGGTCAGGTTAACATTGCAGGCTTGACCGCTGCAATCCAGGCCAATCCGCAGCTCGGTCAGATTCTTGGAGCTCTCCTCCAGGCAGCTGTTCCGGCTCAGGGTGTTGCCCGTTAGTCACAAAGGTCTTTGACCTTTTTCAATTAAGACTGGTTCTATTAAGGAACCGGTCTTTTTCTTTATTAAACTGTTCCCACTAAAATTGACTGAATAGAAAGAAATACAGAGTTAGGATTGACAAGAAAGACAGAATTAGCTATATTATACACATAAACAAGAGGTTAATACATGTCTGAAACAACTGTTACTATTCCCGAATCCATTGAATCTCACACTATCAAATTGAATGTTGTGAAAGAAGGTGATGTTCTTCTCTATGAAGGTCACTTTAAGAAAGTGAAGATTGACCGTTACTGGGATTCACATGGACGGAAGATTTATGACGATGAAGCATGGCCCTGTCAGGAACTGAAGGACGTGGATGTGAAAATTGTGAACCACAAGCAGACCTGTGATGGGATCCGTTGGGATTACTGGGAAATGTTCATCGACGGAAAGTCCTGGGGTGGAATCGAAGGGTATCATGCCAGAAAAACTGTGATTCACATCGATGCTCCGAGTGGCCACGGGTAATCCGTATTTAGTGTTGTTGTCTGATTAAAAGTAGTTCTAAGATTTTTAGTTACAAAAGTCTTAGAATTTACTATATTATAAGCATAACAAAGAGGTTAATATGTACACAGATGTAAGAAAGTATACCAACAAGCTCCTTGAAAAACTCGAAACCGGTGAACTTGACTGGGAACAGGTCTGCCGTGAATGTCTTTCTGAAATGTCTGAAGACGCTGTGAAAGATATGTGTGTCACTACGGAATTTGTTGAAGTTGAAGACGAGGATTGCTAATCCGAATAGCTGAATCTTTCTTTTTAACCTCCAGCCGTTTACAAATATGGGTAAATAACCTATATTTGTAATATCAAAGGAGATTATTATGGCCAGAAAGAAACTTGAAGTAAAGATTAGAGCGTATGTGCAGGATGTAAAACAGTTCCGCGAAATGAAACGTAATGGTTCCACGCGAATCACTGACCTCAACAGGAAATATGATAGTTTGGTCGGAAGACGTGATGTCGTAACTGATATGGTGATTAACAAGTGGTTAGATGATGAATTGACAAGTGCAGAATTTTCCAGTTTTGTCCAACACATGAAAGATAAGGACTATGGTGAAGGTTGTGTGGACTATGTGGAAGATACACTAAAAGATCGCGATGGCGAAGCCTGGTTACTGAAGAATACTTAGAATTTTTGATTAACCTCCTGATGATGAAAAGACGGTGTGATTCTTAATTGAATTGCACCGTTTTTCGTTTATATTCGCATTCTGGACTCGTTTTTTAACCAAATAGTATAAGTAATAGCATAAATGCAATTTTGTCTTAAAACACGGGTTTACAATATCTGATTTCTTTAGTATATTTAGATAGCAGGGAAGGGAAATAAATAATATATGACACCGGAAGAACACAAAGAATTTATGATGGCCCAGAAGGAGGCGATCGAGGTAGCCAAGTGGTTACTCGGAGAGAAGATCGGCCGAGATCCGGGGCAAGAGTATGTTCTTCAGTGGATTAAAGAGAACGCAGAAGAATTCCGTCGGAACTGGCCAACATATTCTGCTGAATGGCGTGCATCGCATAATAGATGACATCTGAATAAAAAGAAATTTAGAATACGGGTTTACATTTGATCCGTATTTTACTATATTATAAGCATCAAGAGGATATGACAATGAAAAAGATTGATAAAATCGTTACTATTTCTGAAATTGTGATTGGTATTGCTTGGTGCGTCTGCATTTCATTGATTGCCACTACCTAATGAGGAAATTATGCTCAGACACAAGAAAGAAATGAAACAGCATCGTCTTGCGGAATTCCGTAAGAAATGTAACGAGCTTGACATTAAATACAGACATAAACAACATGAATACATTTCCAAAAGAATCTTAATTACTAATGACTTCTGGCAAGAATATTATGCAGAACTCAGAAAGTTACAGGAAGAATATGGAATGGACTGGGATAACCGTGATCTTGTTGGTTTCTACATGTCACGTGTTGCTCATAAACCGCGCAGAACCAACCCGAAACACGACAGAGCACGTCGTTGCAGTCGTGCAGCAACAAAGAACGGAATCAAACCGTTAAAACAACAATTTAAAGAGGAAATTAAAGACTATGACCCAGAAGGTGATGAAATCTACTACGCATACTGCTCCGGAAACTACTAGAAAGTCTGAACCTGATTTGTTCCATCCTGACATGAGTTGGGATGAACTCCGTGAACAATGGGCTAAGGCTCAGCACGGAATCTAATTTTTCCATAACCTCCTGATGATGATAAGGGATGGCTGAGTGAAATACCTCAGCCATTTCTTGTTTACAAAACTCACAGAATTTGCTATATTATTGACATATGATAAAACTTTTCTACTCTGGAACCTATTGCGTTCAACATCAATACATTACTGAAGAAAACGTCAAGGAAATGTTGAAGGATGACATTCGTACAAAATTGGTTGATAACATTGATGATGTTATTTATGCCAATGACGGAATAGTAACGAAGAATCCAAACGTAATGTATATTGGCGGTTTCTATTACGAAAAAGGAACAGGCAAAACAGTAACGGAAAAGGTCGTTAATGCAGAACTGGAACAAATTGACCGCTCTGACATGCTTGTGGTAAATCTTATCGGACATGCCGCAATCGGAAGCGTTGCTGAAATCATGTATGCAGCAACGAAAGGAAAGAGGATGGAAATCTTCATGAAGGATGAAGGTAATTCCTTTGAAGTTGTTGGCGAATACTGGTTTCCGTTACTGACCCTTAAGAAGATGCATGCCAATTTTAATATCCACAAAATTACTGACGAACAGGAAATAATTGACTATATTTTAAACATCAAGGAAAAGGAATAAAAATGAATATCATTATCGAAGGCACAGACGGATGCGGTAAGACCACGACAATCGAAGCATTGAAAAAGATCTTTCCGAATGTGGATTTCTCTGACCGTAGCATTGTGATTTGCAACTATATGTTGAAAGATGTTCCAATGGAAACGCGTATTGATGCTTACCATACATTCCTGCAGAATGGTGACGATAAGGTTATTTTCCTTATCAACAACGACGCGGAAGAACTCATCAGACGCGTCAAAGCACGTGATAAACCGATTTCCGACTTCGACTTGGATGCACCGTTTTATAACGAGATGTATCGCGAAACGTTCAAGGTCATGGAACAGAACAACATGACAGAAGGAAAGATGTTCATGGTTGACGTAACTGGTCTTTCTCTGGATGACCAAATCAATAAGGTAAAGGAGACAATCAAACAGTTCTAATTGTCTGACAGATATTTATTTAATAGGTTCAGGGTTTACAACTCTGAATCTTTTTTCTATATTAAAGATGTAACTAAGAGGTTAGGCAATGAAACTCATGACCGGAAATATTATCAATACAGAAAGAAAGTTCATTATCGATGATGAAAAAGTTAGAGTAGAAGAACCGGAAAAGTGGTTAAAAAGTCTTGGTAACTCTGTTGAATCCTATGGCATAAATCAGTTTTATGTAGACGGAACAAAATATCGTGAAATCATGGTAGAAGATAAAGACGAAGATGAAGAACCAGTAATAAAAACAGTAGGTTATACAAAGAATATAAAGAACGGAAACATTACGAATGTAACAGAAATCAGCGCAGAAGAATATGACAGTGCATCGAATAAAGTTTATCGTCATCATTCTACTAAAAAGAGAGATACCTACATCAAGGATGGTTTCCATATTGACATCGATACTTATTTTACAACTGACTTAACCTTGATTGAAGTTTCCGGCGATAACCTTGAAAAGTTTGTTCCGCCAGAATTCTTAAAGGAAGTAACAGATGACGAAAACTATTCCGCTAAGAAGATTTTTGAAAAGGAAATGGATTGGCTGAAAACGAGAGGTTTTTAATTAAGCATATTAAAAAGTTCAGAATTTAACTATATTATAAACATCAACGAAAACACAAGAGGTTAATACATGGTTGAAATTTCCGCAACTGCATTTGGTCTTCTTCAGGGTCTGTTTGTAATGCTCAACAAGCGTTGCAACTGGATTTTCTACGTCATTCAAATGGCTCTGATGATTATCTTCTCGATACAGAATCATCTTTACGGCGATACCGTGAACAGTTCCGTCTACATTATTATCGGCGTGATTGGATGGTTCTTATGGGGAAAGGAAGCAGGAACAAAGGTTGAACAGGCAAGCATGAAGGAAGTTGGAATCTATCTATCCGCAATTGTATTCGGAACGCTTGCTGTAAGGACATGGTTGATGGGAACGGATGACCCACTTCCGACATTGGACGCATTCACAACAGTTTCTTCTTTCGTTGCAACCATTCTAATGGTAAGACATAAGATTGATACATGGGTAATCTGGTTTGTAAACGACATTGCCTATTGCGTCGAATACTGGTTACTTCCGGACCAAGCATTGTATCTTCTCGGTCTGAACGTTGTATGGACTGGAATGGCTGTTGGCTCCTTCATCATCTGGTATAAGGAAATGAAGAAGGTAACTGCATAAAGAAAAACCAAACTATTAAGGTTTAAAATTCTGTTAAATTAAACTATATTTAACTCGTTAACCAATCAAACAGGAGATAACACAATGAAGAAGTTTGAAATCACTTACAAAATGAAAAAGACATTCACCCTTCGTGACGATGCAACTGACGAAGAATATGACGCCGCACGTGATACGGTCGTTGAAGGAATCAAGGCTGATGGCGGAACGGAAATTAGTGTCAAGCTTGTCGAAGCACCGGATGAAGTGATGCAGAAATATGTAATCAACAAGGAATGCCAGGACTAATGAAGAAAATCATCTTTATTCTCACGTTCATCATCTTGTGTGCATGTGAAACATCGGCGGAAACAACCACTTGGAGGGACGGAACCCAAGTTATCGTTAAAAAAGGTAACAATGTGGTATACAAAACTCCGTGTGGTGTCGCTAATATCATCAATCCGTTGAACATTCAACGAGGTGGTGGTGTTCTTTCCGGCGGTGCAGATGTGGAAGTATTAAGTACAATCACCGTTACATATACCAACAAAGAAGCGTATTGGACTTTCAATAAACCATCATTGATGGAAACTGTTAAGAATTTTCCGATGAACGATTATGAATTGGAATTCTATAAAGAAGGTTGTTCTGCACTAGCATATCATTAGGTAACTGAATAAAAGAAAATTCAAAACCAGAGTTTACAAAAGACTCTGGTTTTTCTATATTATGAATATAACAAAGAGGTTAATAATGATTGTTATTGGTTCTATTGGTTTAGCAATTGTGGCTACAGTAATGGCTGTAACAAATCCTGATATCTATAGGACTGACGAGGAAAAGAAGGAAATCAAGGAGATTTTGAATGAAAAAGAAGTATAAACTGTATGTTAAGAGTCCAGTGGATGGAAAGTCCCAGATGGTAAGAGAAGGAAACGACGAGGATTATGATTCCATGTGTAAAGAATGGACACATCTTCAGTCCCAGGGATTGACTGCTTTTATCTGGCAAATCTGAAACTAAACTTTTGAATCTTTTAGATTTACAAAACATCCAGAATTAACTATATTATAATCATCAACGAAACAAACAAAAGGAAAAAATAAATGAAAAAAATCATCTTCACAATTCTTATGATTGTTGCAATCGCTTTCGCATCTGAAACCGACAATGGTATCGTGAACGTTACCAAGAACAAGTACGGAACGGAAATGTCCTTCTATCCGAATACATCTTTGAAGGGTATCGGACACGTCTATTCCATCGTCATGAACGATTGTTCTGGTTACAAGTCGATTGAAATCAAGTACATGAACGGAACAGTTCAGTCTTATTCTTTCGATGAAGAAAAGATGCCATCTGTAACAATCACACAGGAAGACAGAGTTCTTTCTTGGGAATCGTTAACGAGACCAAAGTTCATGAAGACATGGAATGAATATTTCAAGTTCTTCAAGGAGTATGTTGGTTAACATGATGACTACAAGAAAAACTTAAAGTCTCAGGGTTTACAAAACTCTGAGATTTTTCTATATTATGAACATAACAAAGAGGTTAAATATGTCTTATTTGAAAGAAGAACTCACCGATAAAGAAGTTAACGCATTGACGCCGGTTTTCGCACGTCTGATTACAGATAAAGATATTCAGATTCTGAAAGAAAAAGGTCACGTGAAACCGACTGAAGAAGAAAAAGCTTTGTGGGTCGCTTACGGAATTTTCAACGCTCTTGAATGTTCTGATAACATGCCCGCATCCGCACAGAACTTCGCCTATGCTGTAGACAGTTACATCGAACATCAAGGCGGATGGGATAAGCTTTAGTTAACTGAAAGAAAAATCTAGAATCTTTCTAGTTGACAATACATAAGAAAATAACTATATTTACATCGTAAATCAAACAAATCACTCATCAAAATGGAGATAAATATGAGCTTGAACCAAGAACAGATTAACACTCTTCGTCACGAAATTCCGATGATTACTCGTCAGATTGAACTTATGACCGGTCCGGAATTTCAAAATACTGTTCCTGAAGTTGCATCTGCAATCTCTGCACTTCAGCGTTATAAGGAAGCAGCTGAAGGTCACGTTGCGGAATGGGACCGTGCACATCAACCGCCTATCCAGTCCCGTCTGCTCAACCTCAATGCTTTCTACAATCCTGGTGCTACGCCTGCTCCGGCTCCGACCCAGCCTGTTGCACAGCCCGCACAGACTGCACCAGTAACTGGTATCGATCCTAACCTCTTGACGGCAATCACACAGAATCCGTTGGCTATGGCCCTTCTCAAAACTGCATTGCAGGCTCAGCTGCAGCAACAGCAGGGATAAGCTGAAATAAAAAGAATTATAGCTCAGGGTTTACAAAACTCTGAGTTTTTTCTATATTATGAACATAAATAAGAGTATCATCAATAATCAAAAGGAAATCTAATGAGTGCACAGCATGAATGGAAACACGGTTGCAATCGTATTCAAAGACGTAACAACAAACAATTCATCGACGTGATGGATGAAGACGATAGCAAACAGGTCAAGCATTATGGAAAGACTCGTTATGGTGACCTCTGGGGCTCTCCAAACGATGGTTACAACTACAAGCGTGGAAAAGGACACGACAAAAGAAAACCCTGGAGGGACTAATGAATAAGTTTCAAGCAACAGCAACAGCACGCGAAAATGGTTGGGATGGATGGGGTCATTCACTCTTCCACGATGATTTCTGTGCGGCCGTTCCGACTGGAAACCTTCGCGTGCATCTTGACATTGGTTATGAACTGTCAAATGACAATCTGTCGGACAATGAAGCATCGTTGGTATTGGAACACTATAAGCCCAGCACGGCACACCCACCAGTATGCAGTCGCAAGTGTTACCTCCAATATATGACGGAAGCATCGTTCAATAGCTGGGTAACATCCACTGCGAAAGAACTTATTGAATTTGGTATGGAACGAAGCCATGCCGGAACATTACCGTAATATTGATAACCTCCTGATGATGAGACGACTGGTTGAAATATACCAGCCGTTTTTTATTTACAAAACAAACAGAATTTACTATATTATAAGCATGAGTAAATACATTATTGTCAATCCTAGAAATGGTAAAGCAGTTCAGTCTTATTCGTTTGCAGAAAGAAAACATATTATGTATTGTAATGATCCGGAATGGGCAATGAAGTTTGAGGATGAAGATACAGCGAATAAGAGAATGGAATATCTGACTGCTAACTTCCCTGGTCAAACCCTGACTGTGATGAAAATAACTTTCAATAAAACATTTACAATCGGTTAAGAATTATCTATATTATAAACATCAGCAAAGAGGTTTAGATATGGCAACAGTAATTTTCCCAGGTTCTTTCAATCCAATCCATCCAGGACATTTGGACATTATTAAAAAGTCTGCACGCATCTTTGATTCTGTTGTGGTCCTGCTCGCAAAGAATCCAGCAAAGAAGTATGACATTTCTTCGGAAAAACGTATCGACTGGATTAAACGCACGTTGGATCATAATGGAATCACTAATGTAATGGTTTATGAAAATCCTTATGATACTTTGGCGGAATTCACTCTTAACACGAAGAAGAATAACATTGTAAGAGGAATCAAAGGACAGGTTTCCATTGAATATGAAGAATCACAAATTCCATTCAATAAAGTATTAAATCCTGACATGGAATATGTGTATTTAACATCTGATAGAAGCTTAGACCATTTCTCTTCAACTTCTGTTAAGCAATTTATTAAGTTAACGACATTGGAAAACTTTATAAAGCTTTATGGTCCAACATTTCCGGAAGATGTTGCTACTGAAATCTATCGTGCCTATTGGATGCTGTAATAGCATCTTTTTATCTTTAACGTTTACAAAATCCAGAATTTTAACTATATTATAACCATGAACATTTGGAAAGAAATTAAAAATCGTTTCGCCTGCGTAATGTATACGATGAGACATCGTAAGGCATTGAATGAACTCGCAAAGGGATATGGTTATCATTTTCCATTCCATGACCTGGATAAGGTTTTCCTTTATCCATTTCTTGGTAAGAAACGAACCCACAAACTTCACCAGTCATGGTCAAAACATCATTATCGGAACGGCGATATCCAAAACAAAATTGAAGCAATGTTTGACTGGGAATGCGCAAGATTCACCAAACCGGATAAACCATTGGATGCTTACGATACATGGAAAACGTATTATCCGGATGTAGATATGGCACCTGTGCTTAAGCAGTTCGGTTTCTGGCATAACGATAACTAACATCGTTTCATTCAATATGTTTAATTACAGAACACAGTTGGTGCAAGTTGACTGTTGTTTCTAGTATTGTCTGAAAGAAAAGAAATATAGAATTATCATTGACATTGATGATAAAAATTACTATATTATAGACATAATCGAACAGTTAAACAATCATCAGGAAAAAAAACTATGACTAACAACAACATCAAAATCGAAGACATTATCAATAAGATTGACGAAACTTACGTCAAGTGTGGTTCTGAATCGATGAAAGACAAAGTTATCATTCATCGTGATGGAAACTACATCAAGTTGAGTATCAGAGGTCCTATCGGATTGTTCATGTATATCATCGAACATGACGGAGGATATATTTCGTGTACTGGAATGAATAACACTGACAGACACGGAAAAGTGTATGACTTCCATCGTTCCTGTGGTAAGGAAACACTTGACAACAGAACGTATAATCAACAAGTCATTTACGACATTACTCAGTCTGTTGAACAGTTGATGTTCTTCGGATTCGTTCCGGACGATGAATGTGATGAAGGAACAATTGACTGGGAACTTTACAACGAACTTCAAGACAAGAAACAAATGATGTTCGAAATTCCGGATGTTGAATTCGAATTCTAACAGACTGTGTGTCACTAAAAGAAACCTGGATGAAATATTCCGGGTTTTTCTTTTTATATTGACTGATGTTACCGATGTTGTCTAATCCTTATAAATAATAAAAAGGACTTAAAAATGATTAGACTAAAGAAATTATACTTTGACTATGAAGTATCGGTCATGGATGATAATGGTGATTACTATAAGGATGTTATATTAGACTGGTCAGAAACAGAACCGGTTAAAATTACATTAGGTCCAATATCACCTGGTGGGGTTGATATACGTTTTGACCATGAACGAGTAAAAGAATCATCGGTATATGATGAGGTTGGTGAGGTGGAAACTGGTACTGTTCGTTCACATTATTTTATCAGATTTGACTTGACTGGACGTGACTCAACTTTTAATGTTAAACCTAAATTCTATTTTGAGAATGGTAAATGTGTTACATATAGTCTTCCGAATGATAAGGATAAAATGATACAGGAATTAAAAGAGTATATTGATTCCGGATATAATCGATTACCAGGTGTTAAGCAAACATCATTAGAAAAAGCAGCTGAGCTACTAGATAACGATGAGTTCGAAGATATTTAATAAAGAATAAACAGAATTAAGAAACCTGAAATAACTATTTCAGGTTTTTTCTATTTACAAAACAATAAAGTATTTCTATATTGTATTAAAAGAGTTAAGGATTTATTAAGATGTTCACCTTCAATGTAAAGTATAAAGATAAAAACGGTTCTATTAATGATTTTTCCATTTCTATTAAGGAAACAACTGTTGAACTGGCCCGAATTAAAGTAGAAAAGAAATTCAATGAAATTCTTCCGTGTTGTGAATTACTCTATATTGGAGGTTAAGAATGAATCCAGTTGTTTATATCGGAGTAAGTAGTAGTGAACCATGGGATTGTCACTGTGACTCAAATGGTTGGTATACTGGTTGTAAGTTTATCAATTTCCATGTAACTGGTAATAACCTTCACTTTGATGTTATTTTACCTAACGGACATGTAGATAAAAATAAACATCACTTAATTGATTGTGTTTCAAGAGAATATTCCAGTAAAACAAACCTGACCCTTAAGTTCGAAGATGGAACGGAAATGGTTTTTAATGTTAGGGACAATAACGAACGTACTAACCTATTGGAATTTCTGGAAGAATATAACAGTAACGGATATGAAATAAAAATAGATCACAGTTATGAATTAGATGAAGGGTTTGATGACATTTAACCTGTTAAATTTCAGTTAATCAATTAAGCAAACTGTAATTACATATATATTCTATTATTTTCATTATTAGCTGATTTATAATTTAAATAGCTTTAATATTTACTATTTTAGCATTTTTAACTATATTTAAAACATAATCAGGAGATTAAAATATGAAAATAACAAGAATTGAAAAAGCAACGATTGTCTACGGCTCATTTAGTGATGGCCGCAGCTTTAAAATCGAACTGCATGAAAATTATGCAATGTTAGATGTTGACTGGGACACAGAAGACTGTAAGCATTTTACAGTATATGATGTCGGTCAGGATGATCTGCTTATGATGACATACCTGAAACCTAATGATGGCTACAAATGCAATTTTTCCGCATTTTATCATTCTGTTGACAACTATTTTTCATACAATAAACAGCTTGTGAGTGAAGAAGTTGCAATCAGTGAATTGCTTGATTGTTGTGAACATATGTCTGATGAGCTCGTCAAGCTTACTGCTGCACAACAGCAAGCTGAACAACTTAAATCGCTTGTAAATCTCATTACTAATCGCTAACATCAAAGGGCTTTGCCCTTTTTCATTTTACATCAGTAATTACAGATTACTAGTGAACAGCTTATTGCTGTTACTGTCGTTGACTGATATATAAAAAATTTAGAATTAGCATATACAAAACTTAAATAATTTACTATATTTTAAGCATAGCGATTAACATTCATCAGGAAAAAAACATGAAAATTATTACAACAACAAATCTTACTATCACAAAAAAGCTTTATACTGCAGACTATATCGAAAGCTATAGCGACGGAATGCCGTTGTCTACTACGCATAACGAATACGAAAGTGCAGAAGAACGTTTGAAAGATCTTTCCAAAGACTATGACAAGTCTGAACTTGACATCGACACGTCTGAAGATGTGCAAGATATTGGCTGGGAATTCGGTGAAAATACTGTTTCGTTTGACGTGACAGTTGAAGTTATTGAAAACGACGACGGAACGATTACAGTAAAACAGAAATAAACTGATTCGTTCTTTCTTCAATCTAGATATTGACAGAAAGAATAGAATTTTCTATCTTTAGAATGTCAATGAAAAACCAAGGAGGTTACCTATGTCCCAACAAATCAAACTCAACGCTCTCATCCATGCCGATATTCATGCAGTGAAAACTTTGACAGAAACGTATCATGTGAACAGAACTGTTTGGAAGGGTTGCAAAGCGATTCTCAACAAGCTGAAGAATCGTGAACCGAACATCGTTTCCGTGAATACCAGAGTCATTAAAGAAGAACTGAAGCGTGCTCAGAACAATATGCGTTCGCTTCGTGTGAGGATTTGGAACCAAGTCAAAAATGAAGTGTATCGTGTGAGCACTGCTCGAACTACCGTTAATGCACAACAAACTGTTACGGAACAGCAAGTTGATCCGCAGCTGGTGAACATGCTCCGAACTGTGCTCGATGCTAATCCGCAGCTCAAGGCACAAGTCCAAGCATTGCTCGCTGTTGTTGCGCTCCAGACTGTTCAACAGCATCAATAGTCTGAAAATTTTAACCTCATTCCCGGGCATTGACAAAATGTCCGGGTTTTCCTATCTTTTTATCGAATCGTTTAACATTTAACAGGAAAATCAAATTGTCAAACTTCCCGAAAATCTCTTCTGACCCGAAATTTCAATCTACTGTCGAACACTGCTGGAAATCGGTTCTTAAAAACCATCCTGACAAATATCCTTATACCAGGGCAATCAATTTTTCTGAAGGGGATAAACCTGTTCCGGGAAAACAATACACCGCTCTGCATACAGAAACCTTCGAAAGGGTCGTTCGTCCGATGCCGGCTGATAAAATTGAAAACTGGTTTTCGACCTATACTGGTTGGCCCTGTTTCGTCGTTGAACTTAAGTAATTTTAACTTAATCTCAATAGTCTGAATCGTTCTTTCTTCAATCCGGATATTGACAAAATGTCCGGTTTTTTCTATTTTTTAATCAAGAGGTTATTATGACATATACGAAAGAACAAAAAGAAAGAATGTTCAGAAAAATCAAAACGATGAAAGATGGAACGGTTATCAATCTCAACAAGGATGACGTTTGTCCTATCAAGTGTGTGTTTAACAAAAATGACTACGGAATGTGGTTTAATGCGGTTGAAACTGGTACTGTAATCGTCGGTGCTCGTGGAGTTCCTGGTGATTCTCTGATTCGATGGTTTGTTGAACGAATTGAGAAAGCGATTGATGAATGGGATTTGGTGACGAAACAGTTTTTCATTGATTTGGCAAAGAAACAGGGTCGAGAACCATAGTCTGAAATAATAACTGAAAATGGTCAAATAAATATAACCGGGTTTACAAAATCCGGCTATTTTTCTATATTATGAGTATGAATATAATCGAACATTACATGCATGAGGAAGAGGATAAGAACCTGAAAATCTATGAGAATATTGTTCTTCCATGGATAGTAATATGGTCGGTTATTGCGTTTGTACTGTTCTGTACTATGGTTTCCGACCAGGGAAAGAATTACCAACCCAAACCTCATCCAGAATATGAATTACATATTCCATGCAGTGATATGTTATTAGATGAGTCTACTGAACACCATACACGCGTTTTAAACCAATTTTAATCAAAGATATATATGAATCAGCAGGAATTAGAAAACAAGCTTAAACAAGCCCAGAATGCGTATTACAATGGTTCTGAACCTATCATGTCTGACCTTGAATACGATGAACTATGGGATGAACTTCAAACCAACTATCCTGACTCACAACTTCTTCAGGAAGTGGGAATGGACCATACAGACGGTTTCGCAAAAGTCAAACACTCAATCATTATGGGTTCTCAGTCTAAGGCGAACAAACCAGCGGAAATGGATGAATGGTTCGATCGATGCAGAGAGAAAAGCCATAAGGTTGTTATCGAAACGGAAAAGCTCGATGGTTGTTCGATCGCGCTTGAATACAGAAATGGCGTGTTCACCCAGGGCATTACGCGAGGTGATGGCGAGGAAGGTGATGATATAACGGAAAATGTACGCAAGATGCAAGGCGTACCGGCGAATGTCCCGCATAATTATACTGGAACGGTTCGTGGTGAAGTTCTTCTATACCGCTCTGATATGGAACGTTATTTTCCGGGCCAGTACAAGAACTGTCGTAACGCGGCATCTGGCATCATGAAGCATCTGGACGGAGCCGATTGCGATAAACTCCATATCAAGGTGTACGAGGCACGCAAGCTGGATGGTGAACGGTTTAAATTCCAGCATGAAATGTTGGCGTGGATGACACATGCTGGATTCGATGTTGTTCCGTATAAGGTGCATAACCTTGATGAGCTTACTGGCGAGAAAGCAATACAGATTATGAAGGAACGCTGGGCACAGGAGCGTGACTATAACATCGATGGATTGGTCTGGAAAACAAACCTGATTGATTATGAAGATCTCGAATCCAATTACAGACCCAAATATGCCATTGCTTTGAAACCGAAGTACACGCTTGCGGAAACAACGATTGAAGGAATCGAATGGTCGGTGAAGAATGGTACGTTGACCCCGGTTGCGCTTGTTACTCCGGTTGATATTAACGGTTCTACCATCAGACGTTCTTCCCTCTGCAATATCGCAATGCTTGAAGAACTCGGAATCGAGATTGGACATCGCATCATTATCACGAAAGCTGGCGAGATTATTCCTACCATCCTCTCTGACCTGACTACTGGAAAGTGCAGGAGCGGTTACGAATTTTAATTACGAATCAAACCATTGACGGTATCGATATGTTTTTCTATCTTATCACGCCGTTAAAACAAAGGATTTTAAAATGACAAAGATTATTATGATTCCAGTTACGTTTGGTATTACGGCATTTGCATTCTGTTGCTTAGCCAGTCCGTTCCTGGTCATGGGTAAGTCATTCATCAAAGGATTTATTGGATGAGTACAATAAAAGAATTATCGGAACAACATAACTGGAATCTTCCTACTGTATGTCCAGTGTGTGGCGCTACACTTGAGCTTTCTCTGAATCACATGCATCTGACCTGCACCAACGAATTTTGTCCCAGCAGAACGTCTGGTACGATTGCGAAGTGGTGTTCCGTTCATGGTATCAAGGAAATGGGTCTGACCACGATTAAGAAGATCCAGGAACGCGGATTTTGTTCTAGCATCAGCGCAATGTATGCTCAGGTTGATGATCCAAATTCGGAATGTCACCGCGTGATGGGTACAGTGCTTGGTAAGAACTGGTTGAACATCGTGAATGAGATTAACATGCACCGTGAGATGAGCCTTGCCAAGTTTATTGCTGGTTATAATATTCCAGGCATTGGCGAGAAGCAGGTACAGAAGGTAATCGATTTCTATTCCGTTAAGGATTTCAATGGTTTGTTCTGGTCTGATAGCACGCAACGATTCGTGTGTGATGGTATCGGAACTGTATTAAGCCAAATATTGAGTACAGGTCTGGAAATCAATAAAGCTGATATGCTGGAAACTATTAAGCATATAAGTTTTGTTAAGCAGGATTCAATTAAGGGTGTTTTAACCGGAATGAGTTTCTGTTTCACTGGAGCTATGGAATACAAGCGTAAAGACTTGCAGGACATGGTATTGGCACATGGTGGTACCAATCTTGATTCCGTTACGAAGAATCTAACCTACCTGGTCATCGCGGATCCAAATTCCACATCTGGAAAAGCAAAGAAGGCACGAGAACTTGGTATTAACCTGATTTCACCAGAACAGTTCTTGGAAATGGTCCATGACTAAAGGTGTGATGTTGAAATACCATACGTTCGATGAGAATGGTGTGGAAACGGTTAAGGAGGAAATGGCATATCGGATATATATCATTTCCCTACCAACCACGAAAGGGATGGAGGACATGGTAGTATTGGGTGTGAATCCGGAGCCGTATAAAGACGGTAAAACTGCGTATTCCACCAAATTCATTAAAGCTGATGACAGAAATTACGTTGAGTTTCTGAATAATTCATACAGCTTGAGTAATATCAGTCAATTGAATATACTGTGTAATGACGTTAAGACGGAGCTTGATATTATTAATATTGACTGAATAAAAGAAAATACAACATTAGCATTGACAATAAAGACAGAATTTGCTATATTATAAGCATAACGTTAAACAATCATCATCAAGAAGACAACAATATGAAAAAAATTGAAACTATCAATAAATTTGCATCTGAAATTGAAGCAACTGGCCTGAAACGCGATCTGTCTGAAGACCTGCCAGAACTGAAAGACGTTCATCATTACGTCATTCAGCTTGAATATCAGAAGTCAGAAGAAGACAATCTGATTGACAATCTTCCGGAATCATTCGAAGCCTGTTTCGAAAACGAATATAAAGACGGAACCTGTGATGGTGTCTGGATGTTCTATCTTGAAGATCAGACTGAAGAAGAAGCCGAAAAGATCATTAACTGGCTGAAAGAAGACAAGCATTGGACGACTTTCCAGCCGTAGTCTGAATTAGAAAAAAATAGAAGTTCTAGTTGACAAAAAGACTAGAACTTTCTATATTATGAATATCCAATAACGGAGATTGAAATATGGGTATTAGTCAAGAAGAATATGAAGAATTTACCAAGCGTCTGGAAGAAGAACTGTTCGATGCAATCGACGGAACGGAGGAAAACTAATGAAGAAGGCAATGTTGATCGAAATTTGCCTGATTCTCTGCAGTCTTGCATTGATTTTCCAAGGATGTAGTCGTCAAGATGATGCAATCGATGCCATGACGAAAGACAAACCACATACCATTATCATTCCGAATGTGGTTGAATGTAAGGGTCATGTTGAACGAGAAGGAATCAAACCGTTGCCGAAGATGCTGGTGTGTGATGATGGTCGTGTGTTCCATAACATTACTAACTACCAAGACGTGGTTGAACTGAATCCTCTACGACAGTAAAGTTTTTTCCATAACCTCCTGATGATGATAGAGATGACTGGGTGAAATATCCCAGTCATTTCTTATTTACAAAAAACCAGAATTTAACTATATTTAAAGAGTAATCAAAAGGAGTTTAAAATGCCCGTTCCCTACGAACCAAACCTTAAAGAAATTGCCACCAAGTTTGAAGAACTCATCCAGAAAGGTGTTCAACTCAAGTTCAAGATCATGACGGAATTGAATGAAATGGTCGGTTGGGTTGACGACAAGAATGAAGCAGTGATTGGAACATGGAAATATGATGCTACTGGTTGGACGTTCCAAGAATGGTGCAAGTTGAACAAAATCCATCTTGTTGCTGTGTAAGAAAGAATCTGAATATTTCTTTCTTTAAATAAACCATTTACAAAAGCTCAAAAATAAGCTATATTATAAATGTAAATCAAACAGGAGATTAAACAATGGCAACAATTATCTTTTCTAACATGGGCGATGTTGATACTGCAGTTCTTAAGAACTTGTGGAATGCAATGCCGGAAGCAAAGGTCGTGGAAATTACAAAATTCACGCTTGATGCAAGACAGAAAGTTGATGAAGCCATTGCTCAGGAAACTGATCTCTTGGTTATGTGTGGACATGGAACGCCGGAAGGTCTGATTAATCCGAACTTCGTAGACCGTGATCGTTACTTGATTGATCGTCGTAACAAGAATCTTATCAAAGCAGACCGAATTGTTGGTATTTGGTGTCATGCAAAGCAATTTGCTGAACGTTATGGTCTTCGTGGATTCTTCTCGAGCATGTTTATCAGCAACTTGTCGGAAGCTTATTACAACCATATCTACAACACTGACAGTGACACGATTACATACAATGAACACATGTTCTGCTTGTTTGTAAACTTCCTGCTCAGAACAAGAATGCCGCAGGAACGTTGGATTAACATCCTCCGTCAGTGTGTTGATTTCAATGATCCGGTTATCAAATTCAATTATGACGGTCTTGCTTACTTCAAGGAAGCACCGAAACCGGCTTACCAAAATGATTATTGGTATGACAGAATCATGGGTTTTGAATCCAGAAGATGGAATTTGTTTTAGTTTGAAATAACCTCCTGATGATAAGATGACTGGGTGAAATATCCCGGTCATTCTTTATTTACAAATCTTCGGAATTTAACTATATTATAGATGTAACGAATAACAAAAGAGGTTAACATGTCATTGAAGACGACGATTGAATGGTATACAACTCAGGAAAAGATGCCTACCGATAAGAGCAACGTTATGTTCGTTATGAAGAACGGAAAGACTCATTGTGGTTATTTCTACATCGCATGTGATATTCCACATTTCTGCTATGTTGACCGTGAATGGAATAATGTTACGAGAGATTGTCATGTTCTCGATATTAAACTCTGGGCATACCAACCGACTGTAACGTTTTAATGGAGGCTATTATGTGTGCATATTGTGAACAAGGAAGTATGAATTTGTGTCTTATTGAACTCGGTGAAGTTACAAAGAATAGACATGAATATTCCTATATCAAACTTGAAAATGGAAAGCTGGTATTCCGAACCACTAATGCTAAGAAAGGCACATATACTGACATTGGAAGGAAAGCTAAATTCTGTATTGAATGTGGAAGAAAATTAACCGAAGATTAATCATTTACAAAAACCCAGAATTTAACTATATTTAAAACATAAGAATAAATAACCCGGAGGAAACAAAACATGACAATTATCTTTGGTATTATCGCTATCATTTCCATTCTTTTTGGCGTATGTCAACTTATGGGAGGATATGCGATTGCTTCTGGTATTGGCGCAATAGCATTTGGTGGTGTTGTGGCATTGCAAGAAGGCTTTGAGATAATCCACGTGTTGCCTATCGGGTAAGTCGGAAAATAAGTGTCCTATAAATATTAAAAGATATTTAAAGGACATTTATGGGAAAGAAACAATTATGTATAAGCGTTGAAGGCGGTGGTGCATTAGGAATTGGTCCATTGGCATTCATGTGTAGAATGGAACAAGACTTAGGAAAGAAAATAACTGATCTAACTACAGCATTTACCGGAACATCTACTGGTGCAATCATTGCGGCATGTCTGGCTGAGGGTATGAGTGCACATGAGGTGTTTGAACTATATAGGAACAATTTAAAGAAGATTTTTACCAAGTATTCATGGTATAAGAGGTTACAACCAAAATGTCCTACATACGATAATACGAACCTTAAAAAGCTATTACAAGCCAACCTTAAAGGCAAGTGTAGTGATTGGAAAAAACCTATCTACATCACCTCTACATTCATGAATGGTGATTCCGTTGAGAAGGTTTGGGACTTAGGTGATAAGGACACAGATAAATGGTTTGCAGTGTTATCCAGTACCGCAGCTCCAACATATTTTGATGTATTGGAACGGAATGGTGAATCATACTGTGATGGAGGCATGTGGGCAAATTGTCCGGCCGACATAGTAATTGCAGGTCAGTTTAAGCAGGGAAACAAGAATCTTAAGCTCCTTAACTTTAACACTGGCATGGACACGCCAAATACGGAAAAGGGTAATAAGACATTGCTTGGCTGGGCTGAGTACATTTTCTCTGACTGGACAGCACGTTCTTCTAAGTCTCCAATCTATGAGGCAAAGGCAATCCTTGGTGCAGAGAATGTATTTGATGCATCACCAAAGCACGGAAACAAGATCAAGATGGATAAGGTTGATGATGATACCATCAATAAGATCATTGACATTTGGCAAGGCTACTACGAATCTGTTAAAGCCGACATAAAGGCATTCATGAACAGATAAGGAGGTTCCGACATGTATAATCAGGAATATTGCCAATATGTTTATGAATATTTTAATAAGGACTTTTTTCAAGATGAGTTACACACCACGCTCGGAAAATGTACAATCTTTACCAATAAGAAAGATGATGCTAAAAAGGTGTTTGGCGATTATTTAAGCAAGAATGGGAATGACCCTTACGGTCTTTCCATTACGCTTCTGGGACATAACTACATCTGGATCAATCCATTACTCCTGAACAACAAGAAGATTCTGGTCAATACAATCCTGCATGAGATGATTCACATCTATGTTAATTCGGTCGGAAACAATGGTACGAGGCGTTACAGAGAAGGACATGGCAAGCTCTGGACACAAACAGCAAAGCTAGCACAACAGCTTTATGGACATGATCTCGGAAACATCCAACGCTACTCCACAAAGGAGGAACAGCAGAAGTTCAATCATTACCATGACATGAAATCAACTAAATCACTAGTCAATGCGTATCTGGTTAAGCTTATTTCCGGAGATTTAGTACCGCTAAAAAATCTCACCTCTGACCAGCTGGCAGAGCTACAGGGCATGAACATAATCGGAATATACCAAGTCAAGCCGAAGCTCCAGCAAGTTCCAGGCAAGCGTGTTACGCGATTCATCAGTTGGGAAACGCTCCTGGACTGTATAGAGAATGGAATAGATTATGAGACGGAAGAAGTTTGCGGGCATTTACGCATTAAAATAGGTGAAGACACCGACACCGTTTGGTTAAAGCATAGAAGATAGAATCTTCATTGGTTAGCAGAAACAAAGAATATATAGAATCTAGGGTTATAAAAACTCTAGATTTTTTTATATTATAATCAAACCGTTCATATAAATAATATATGAATTGGAAAGACTATATATCAGAAGCAGAGGAGATTCTTGAGCAGAACCAGCTTGATGAGAAAATGGTACGGAAGTATCACGTTGAGCATGGATTAAAGAAAGTCAAGATTGTTTCCGATAAACCTGGGTACAGGATTGAATACGATGACAACCATCAACCGCATGAGGTGAAGATTACCAAGGCAGAAGAGATGCATAGACGCCAAGGTGCAAAGGTTGGAAAGCTCAAGCATAACAAATCGCGTGAACAAGCATTGCGTAAAAAGTCTTTCCTTAAGCGCAAACGCATTAACCTGGACTATAACAAGGACATTCCGGAACTTAATGCAAGGCGAGAGGATGGAGAAACGCTTAAGTCTGATAAGAAAGGCTGGTTAAAACAGAAACTCCAGAATCTAAAGGACAAGCTGATGAAGGATATAGTGAAGGTATAAGGAAAAAGACTGGTTAAAAACAACCAGTCTTTCTATATCTCCTGTAACAAGTCTTCCGTTCTAACTTGATCCAGTTCTACCTTAACCTCAGTGATATGATCTAATATCCACCATTCAGGATAAATCACTCCGTTTATGTCGATTATGTACCTGACATAATATACCTGACCTTTCTCATGCCCGCGATGATCCGCATGTAATACCCTACTCGGAAAACGGAACTGTAGGAGTGGAACCCAACCCTCACGTTTCTGGTACAGGGATGAAGCAGGAACAGGATTGTTCTGGGGGAATTTAGCATAACCTTCACCCACAATGTACCATATTCCGTCATACTGTTGTAATCGAGGTTTGGACATGTATGAAGTATTGTCCCATTCCCAAACTGGTACACCATCGGACTTGGTGTAACTTCTTAACTCCTGTACCTTAATCATCTATAGCCTTTAAGTATAATTCCGTATTATAATTGCTGATGCAAGCCTGTACCTCGCTCATGTTTTCCAGAATATCATCGTACCAATACTCCTTACCATTTATGATCAGGGAGAAAAACGGTCCGTTGTTTACATCTGTACCAGGTTCTGGTTCTTCTGTGATGCTGGCTTTGGAGTTGATAACACACCCATTGTACCAGGGTGTAATTTCCGGCATATCTCCTTCTATCTCTGACAGGATCAAAGAACAACCGATGTATTCTCCAGTATGTAAGTTTCTCCATTCCCTACGCTGGAGTGTGATAGGATGGGGTAGATCTATATCCCGACTAACCCATTCCGGCTTATCAAGCTTACCCTGAAGATTTACATCCCTGTCCTTCACTGTACCATGGACATAGATTCTGGTATAACCTTTGATGTATTTCCGTAACTTAAGCATCTATCTCCTTTAACAACATTTCCATACGCTCCTGATCCAGCAGGACCTGTACCTCAGCGAAATGGGCGCGAATCCACTCTGCTCTGTATTCCGTACCGTTTATGACCAATGACGAGATAAAATCGATATATCCTTCGCGGTTCTGATATGTACCCAAAACGGAATAATGCATTCCTGGTAGGTCCGTATGACAGTTATAATGTACCACAAGACCATTTATATCCTCTGACAGGATTACATTCCATATCTCTGCTTCTCGTACTATCTCTCTGGGGTAACAATTCCTGTACCGTATCTTTACCATTCTATCTCCTGCGTTATGGTTTCGAGGTTTATTTCCGTTTCATAGTCTGACATCGCTGTCATAAGCTTTGCTGGTTCTTCCAGGAGCGAATAGGAGCGTACCCATTGCGAGGTGATTAGCTCCAGAAAGATACTGTCGGATTCGATCCAGTTCCGGTTGATTCTCATACAGATCGGGGGTTGTCCCATATCCTCCTGGACCCAATACTCTAGTTGAAACACTCCGTCTAGGAGATAATACCTGTACCCGTTGACCAGCTCATCGATTACTGGTGCTGGTGCTACGGAACGATCATCCCGTGGATTCTGTACTGTGTAATGAACTTTAATCATCTATCTCCTTTAACAGCATTTCCGTACGCTCCTGATCCAGCAGGACCAGTACCTCACCGATATGATTCACTATCTCTGGGTATTTCCACACCATACCGTTTATTTCCAGCCATGCTTCATGATCAGTGAATTTTCCTAGCCTGACCTTATGGCGAGCGTACTCCTTCGCCTTAGCATCAAGGCTTTGCCAGTTCGGAATATCGAAGTACAGAATATCCAGATATTTAGTACCAATCCCATCCAATTGCCGTTCCATCTTCTGTGGATCCACATCGAATAGTCGTAACTGTTCTATCCCTGTAGCAGGAGCAGGATTAGGGTCTTCCATAAGATCCTGGTGATGGAGAAATACCTTTACCATTCCGTACCCTTTTCAATCATCTTTTGTAATTCCATGCTACAAATATAGCAAGGAGTTCAATATCTGTCAATACTCGGGTTGACCGATTTAATCTTTATTTATCTTTAGCATTTACAATTATTCTATATTTTTCTATATTATGAACATGAATGATTGAATATATGATTAAATTGATTGTTGAAAGTCTAGAACTTTTAGTTATCTGAAACAAAAAAATCTAGAATTTAATATTTACAAATCAATCAAATTTAACTATATTTAAATCATAGAAAACAATTAATCATCAAAAGGAAAAATCATTATGGAACAGATCATGCAGACTCTCACAGCCCTCCTTCAGAACAACAACATCAATCTTCAGGCTTTCGGTCTTGCACAGCAGACTGTCAATGTTCAGCCTGCACAGCCTGCACAGACTCTCGAAGTTGTTCAGGCAAAAGTTAATCTTATCATCAGACTGAATGACATTCCGGCAGTTCACAACATCATCAACGTTGAACAGCACATGACGACTGTGAACGAACTCGGTGCACTGACCAACATGGAAGGAACTATCGGTGTTCCACTGACTACTGAACAGCTCACTGTCATCGGTAAGAAGATTGATAACATCATCAATGACCTGGAAGCTGAACTCATGGACAAGTTGACTGACAAGCTCAATGCTCTCGGCCTCGGTGCACTGACCGGCTTCATCCCTGGTCTGAATCGATAACCGGCTGTCTGTGGGACCGTCAGGTTATCTGACGACCCTGTATGACATGCGTCATGTCAAGGAAGCTGACGCTATATCGGCATAATGTCAGCTTTTACGACGTAGCCTGCGACGCCCGGGGGGGCCCGGGGGGGCGCCCCCTACACTGACACCCCGATGCATGCCCGGGCCCTACCCTAAAAAAATGTGCCGAGGCCATATAGGGCTTTAAACCCCAGGGGGAGGGGGGCCCGGGGCCCTATAGGTTTTATTTTTCGTGTGTGTCGGTCTCCCAGAAAAAATAAAATTTTTGGTTATTTTTATTTGGTTTTGGTTATTTCAGTTTTCTGGATAACCTTTTATTTTACCCCCGCCCGGGCTTGTTTTTGAAAAGGCTGTCTGCTAAAAAAATTTTTAAAAATTTTTTTGATATATAGGGTTGAAAAATGGGTTATTTTTTGGTATATTATAGATAATATGGATAATATGGATATGGAACCTTTATTGAAGTCGTATATTAGGTATGCGATGGGATTTGTGCCTAAGGAGCGGATGGCATGGGCAACTAATAATGGTGAATATGACAGTATTAAGATATTAGTTAATTCTAAGGGTAATATACTACTTGAGCCGAACACATATGCTATAACCTTTGAGTTATATAATGGTGATAGGCGTATTATTATAGGAAGTTTGTGGTTATCTGGAAGGTCACTTTATATAATAGAGACTGTTGTTAATGTGGTATTATATAAAAGGTATATACAGGAAATGATGAATTTTGAAGAATTTTGTGCTGCTAATAATAATATTCCAGCAGGTATATTGAAGATACCGGAGAAACTATGAGATATACTGATTGGGAAATATTTATATATGTAAAGTATTGTCTGAATAAGGTTTTATATTTTCAGGAAGGCGATCATATAAAAATGAGGCATGATTTTTGTAGTAATAATATTATTATATATCCAGATAATACTGTTATGGCGGATATATTTTCTATGGGTGGAAGTATTAAGACAACTGTTGCATTAAGTTTGGATGATGTTCATGTTTATGCCATGGATATGTTACGTTATACGACATTATATGATGGAAGGCCTGCTACTGTAATGAATATTTCAGAATATATTGACAGTATAACGTTGCCTAAGGTTCCAGCAGGTATATTGAAGATACCGACGAGGTTATAATGTATATTGAGACATATAAAGAAGAATTGATGGAATATATTAAGAGTTCTTTGGCTAAGTTGCCGTATAATAGCATGATATCGCCATTTGACCGGATTGAAATAACTGGAGAAGTGAATAATAAGGGAGAATTTAAAGTAGAGTCTGGTATATTGTTTGATATGTGTGATGCAGAAAATGTAGTTATGTCTGGATGTGTTTGGTATGATTATGGAACAATATACATTATAACACGAAATGAAGACTATCTACATTATTATGGTTCAGATTGTTTATATTATGGACATCCTGATACATCTGTCGGTTTTGAAGAATTTTTGAAAATATCATTACCAGAAGTTCCTAGTGGAATATTGAAACTTCCTGAGAGGGTTGTATAATGACAAATTCTGAAGTTATTAAAGGATATGTATCGTATTGTTTTAATTTTGTTCCTCAATTTCATACAGAACGAGGTGATCTGCCACTTGCGGTATTTAAGTTGGATCAAGTAAAGGTAGAACAGAGTGTTAATGGAATGAACTATATTAGTTTTAATTTGATTGACAACCATGGTGTAATGTCTTCGATGTCAGATTCATTTTTTGGGCGAGCATTGAATCCTTATGGATTTAATGACGCTAGAACAAACTATATTGTTGCAAGAGGAACTATATCTATGAAGACTGCATATGTTCAGTTAGTAGATACATTTAATGGACGGGGGATTTGTAGTATGATTCCTGAGAATATTCAGACTTTTGACAAATATGTAGAACATTTGGAAGAACTTGGACTTAAAGAGAAACCTAAGGGAATATTGAAGATTCCTGCACATATGATGATTGGGTAAAAAATGGCAGAAATTATAAATCAAGAAACTGTTGATGCAAATGCATTATATAAATATGTCCGATTTTGTCTCGAAAAAGTCGGAGTTGAGAAGTTGTATAATTTGACTTTAGAAAAGCTGACAAATTCTGGAAATTTATATTTTTATTATTCGACGCAAGGTCATGGAGCTTTTAGGATAATGTGTTATATTAATTTACATACATGTTATTATAATGCGTTTGAACCACGATGTCGTCGGTATATTCATCATAGTATAATAAAGGGAATACCTAATTATATTGATTTTGCAAGTAATAACGAACAAGGATTTGTAAGTGTTCCAAAGGGAATATTGAAGATTCCGAGAAATTTAGGAGTATAATATGCAAGAATATTCAGATTTTGAAAATGAAAGAATATATAATTATTTCACTCGTTCTGTAGATAGTATTAAGGATAGGACTGATATGATTGATTATACAGTAGGTCCTATATTTAAGAACAATGATGTTTTGTCTGCAACTCTTAATTGTAATATAAAGAAACCAAGAAGTTTTTTTGACCTTGATTCTTATATAGACGGTTGGTTGCATCAATCATTATATGCAATACGGACGCATTATTATTGTACTATTGATACAAAGTATAATAATATAGTCATTAAGGATCCATCTGATGAGGGAAAAGTCAAATTTAAGGGAAAAATTAATATGGATCTTAAATTTTCAGACTTTGTATACGGTAAAGTTAAGAAAGGAATATTGAAAATTCCATTTAAGTTATAAAGAAAAAGACCTGATTAACAGGTCTTTTTTTAATATCTAGATTTAAGTTTTGGGAAATGACTGGAATATTTTTTATAAATGTCTTCGTTATTGGCCAGTCTTAGGTTTTTTAATTTTTTGATATTATTGATATTTAATTCATATTCTTCTATAGAATGGTGTTTACCCATAAGGTAAGCAGTGAAAGCAAAGAGAATATCGTTTGGTTCTGCTTCGCCTGCGATGACTATAGAGGACTTATTTTCACCTGCATAGTGTTTTGCTATGTTATAATCTACAGTGAACGAATTATAGTCTTTTGTCGTGTTATCGAACAGGTCAATTAATTGATGCCTGAACTTCATATTTTGAGAAAGTTCTCTATATTGGTTTCTATCTATATACAAACCGCGATATACGGTAGTCTGGCCATGCATATATTTGTGAAGGAAATTCAGAATTTGATTTACTAAGTCTTTGAATGGTTCTAGGTATTTGTTTATTTGTTCTTCTGATTCGATAGAATCGTAGGAATTTGTAAAAAACGGTTTCCAGTTTATTTTGTATTTATCTGGTAATTTTGACTTATAGATTTCTGCATCCATGAGTCCGTCGAGAATGGCGGCTTTTAGCGTAATATCGTCATGTTTTTTGACATATATCCATTTTCTGCCATCATCATCGCCATAAAGATTTTTATTTATATAATTTACATTTCTTTTTTCTGCTGAGTTTTTTGTAAGGTCATAATGTTTAGATAACCTATTAGAATCGAACTTTGAGAAATGTTCGCTTTCTACCAGATAATTATTATTTTTTAGTAAATCTATGGCTTCTTGTAAATTCATATTATTATTTATAGTCTATAAATAATATATGACAAAATTATCAGAAAGTGAGAAGTTTAATGACCTTGATATAAGTCGATTGGCTAGACAGGTTAGACAGAATGATGGTAGGGCTAATCGAGGAATTGTATATCAGGATGATAAGAGATATAACGATTATCAGGGTGAGAAATGGCTAGATGTAAGAAGTAAGGATAAGACAACACTTATTGCAGCTATCCTTGATGGTATGTCTGATGTTCAATATCATTATAAGGGAAAGTTATATAAGGATATTAAGAACGAAGACGATTTAAAGGCCTCATACGAAGCCAATAAGAGCGTTGTGGACACGATTTTAAATTTCCTAAGCAAATATATGCATGGACACACAACGGTTTACAGAGGCTTCTCATTTAGCACGGATGAGTATCATAGGATGAAGGCTAACCATAACATTAAATTTCAGCATCAGTTGTTGAAGATATTGAATAACAGGGGTAAAAAATTTAATTCTTTCAGTGTTTCACCATTTGTAAGTAGGGATTTTGCAGAAGGTGGTGCTGATATTCCTATTATAATTGCTGCTGAAGTAGAACCTAATGATATTTCATTTGCTTTTACTGCATATTTACTTGGAAGACACGGAAGTCCTGGTGAATTGGAATTGAATATCAATAACCTTAAGGATTTGAAAAATTTAAGAATTGTTAATGATATTGATGCAGAATGTGCACGATTTGTTAAATATACCGATACAGAAGAAGAATTACAGAAGAGACTTGATTCTGGTGAACCTATGGAATCTGTCTTTAAGTATGTAAAGAAACTTAAAGTTTTCAGTGGAACAATTTATAAATGTGCAACATTATGTGGTGATGTAATTGTCAAGGATAATAAGATTGTTGTTCCTAGAAGTAAAGAAATACATTATATAAAAGACGGTGTATTTGTTATTAACCCTATGGAAGGTTCTACTGATCGTGATATATTGTATAATTTTAACAATGGAACCAAGAGCAAATCATATGCAGGTATATTATTCTATGGTGCAGATAGCGATGATAAGTTAATAATCGCATATAATGGTGAAAATAAATATACATTATTAGATATAGAAACATGTCAGCCGAAATTTAAGGGATATGCTAAAAAAATTAGTAGAATACCTGATGCTACATGGTATGGACAGAAAAATGTTTGGCATACTGTTGAATTTTATTTAGTAACATTACAAGATAATATGCTTACGGTATTTAATAATAATGGTAGTTGTATATTTAGACGTGCCCCATATAAGTTTATTAAGATTGATTGCAACTCAGATAAATTGATAATGAATTGTGTGGAACAACCTGGTAAAAACCCTCGACGATTCTCTATAAAAAATAATATGGCGATCGAAGAAATGTAAAAATAAAACCTAGGAAAAATCCTAGGTTTTTTAATTAATAAAAGAATTCGTCTAATGCTGCATCTTCCAATATCAATTCATCACTTTTCTTCATCCATTTTAAAATAATATACATAGATTCGAATAGTGCACAGAAAGATTTTCTAAACATTGTTTCATAGTCAATAGTAAACAATGAATCAAATTCCTTTGGCCAACTATCTAAGAAAGCGACAAAGTTAACCGGATTTAAACCAGTCTTACCAACTTCCTTATACTTGAACTCATTATTTGGCAATACATAAATATATTTCATTTTTGTATTGTTATTAATCGGGTTAAGTTTCAATCTCTTCTTTGCAACGACATAGTTATAAGTTAATGCTGCTTTTGCACCGAAGATAACTGAAGCATTATCGCCTTTATCAAATTCAAGACCATTCTTTACATAGTAATCGATTGGCTGCGGAATATACTTCTTATAATTAGAAATACCGATAACTGCAGAGATTTCATTAATACTAGAATTACAATATTTTGCATAAGTATCTTTAATAAATCTATCAGAATGTTCCTTAGACATGCCATTGCAAATATCGAATGCTAACTTTTCAGCTGCAACTTTACAGAAGTCAGGCATTGTAGATTTCTTAATAGGAACACCCATGATCTTGTGCTTAGGACCTTCTGGATGTTTCTGCATTGACTTAGGTAATGCTTCAAATTCTTCTTTAGTCATTGCAAACTTATCGATTTCGCCCATTGGGAAGATAGAACCTTCATTATCGATTACGTTACCAATATAGAGTTTTTTAGCAAAACAGAACATATTAGTAAAGATGTTTTCTCTGTTAAATTTAATTAACTGATCTGTCTTCTTTAACTTAGCCTTATAAGCAAGAACACCGTTATAGAAATCCTGGAACATCTTTTCAGCCTTATCGAAGAATGCTCTATATTCATCTGCAACAGACTTATTATAATCCATGATTACTCTATTCTTCTTGTGCATTTCTGCAAGTTGTGCATCAGTCATTCCATCTTCAGGATGTAATAATTCCTTAATTTGTCTACCAGAGAAATAACCTTCTTCAATAAGTCTTTGCTTGATTTCATGAATACACATGTAACAAGAGTCAGTATCGTTATGGATAATGCAAGCTTCTCTATTAGTAATCTTTAACGGTGTCTTGTTCTTTAATGTAATACCGAAATACTTTTCAATATCTCTGATACATTCTGGTGTTGTATAATAATTATTACAGCACTTAGACAACCAGTCTCTCAAAGTAACTCTTGCACATCTACAAATTGCTCTAGCACAGTCTGGATTATAAAGATGGAAGGAACCAGCAAGGGAAACACCGTAAACAGAGTTAATGATAAGCTTTTTGGTCATCTGTCTATTATGACAAAGATTTTCCATATCCTTATCACCAGCAATCTTTGCTTCTTCTTCTTTCTGTTTCCAAATCTTTCTTTCAGCAAAAACCTTCTTAACAATATTCGGAAGAATTGCATCGTCTGTTCTCAAGAAACCAACTTCTGCAACATCGGACATAATAACTTCACCAGATTCAATCTGTTCCTTAGTCGGATGTCTAACAACAGTTTCTGGAGAAATATTGAACATCATGATATGGTGTGGATAGGACGACGTAATATCGAAAGACATACAATCATCGAATCTACCAGGATAGTCATAACAGTAACCAGCTTTAGTTGCAAACTTTTCAAATGGATGAGGCCAAGCTTTGAACTTTTCCATATCTTCAGAGAAAAGTTGTGCAGTTGACCTGAATACGCCTTTAACCTTCTTTGGTTTCCAGAATTTTGCAATATCGCCTCGATAAACTTCAATATTTTCGCCTTTATGAATTTTATCTTTAATTAAATATTTAATAAATTCTGGATTATCATCTTCCCATTCAGTGTTCTGATAGTAGATAGAACCATCTTTTTGTTTAATCTTATAACATTCTTCTTCAGCCCACCAGTCTTCATGTTCTGGTTGTTTGTCAAGAAGAACTTTACCATGATCATGTAAGAATCTAAGAATATAACCAGTCGTTGTAGGAACTTTATTCTGAACCTTATCAAGTGTAACAAGGCAATCAAAAGCATATTCAATAAGCAACGGAATGAGCTTGTTCTTTTCTTCCATTCTAACGATAAGCATAACGTCTTTTCTGTTATACTGTGCGAACCTATCCCAATTATACTTATAGGTTTCGTTAATGGATCCATCATATTCGAGCTTACTATCTTCAAGTTCAAAATTAGCAACATAGTTAAGAGAATAAGAAGGCATTGGAGGATGGTTTCCAAAGACCTTATACAATTCCATGTAGTCGATAGAATACAAACCAGGAATATCATAAGACATGCCCAAATCAACATCTTCGAGCTTACGGTCAGTAATCTGCTTTGTTTCAGGCATCTTATTGAATGGAGATAACTTTCTTTCCCATTCAGTCTTAACGTCTTTATTCTTTAATCTTAACTTATTACATCTGTTTACAATATAGGGAACGTCATAAGAGACTGAGTTCCAACCAGAGATAATATCGAAATCCTGTTTCTGGAACCACTTAGTCCACTTATCAATCAAATCAATTTCATTTTTACAAGGAATATAGTTTGGTAATTCTTGAACATCACCAAAATATGGTTTTAAGCCCCAAGTATAAGATTGTTTTGCTTTAGTCGAATAACATGTAATTAAGTTAATCGGCCATTCTGCTTTTTCTGGAGCCGGGAATTCATAAGTAACATAACATGAGTCTTCATACTTGACCCACATGTGTTGTTCTTCATCGAAAACTTCGTATTTAGATTTATCTTTGCATTTTGTATCGAAAACATACAATTCACATTGACCAAATTTCTTTCTATCGATACTTCTGATTTCGATTATATGCTCATCATAGAATGGAGAAGAACCTGCAACTTCAATATCGAAGAAGCAAGTATTCCAATCATTAATGTCTACTGATAATTCAGCTTTATCATAACGTTCATGCATGAATTTGACTTCTGGTTTTAAGTCTGATTCTGCAATGATTGCGCCTGATGCTTTTAAAGCTGCGATTTCATCTTTATTTGTATAATCGTATCGTTTTAACGACCTCTTATACATATCTCTATATTCACCTTTATTTTCTGGGTCTGTAATATAACACCATGGTGAATATTTGAATTTTTGCCAACCTGGAACACCTTGTTCTTTCAGGTATATATTTTTCTTAAAGCTATCGTAATAGCAATTTTTGAATCCTGTCATTTTATTTTTACCTTCAACTCGCTGTATTATACGGTAATTTATATTATTTATTTTACTTTACAAATATAATAAAATAATCCCAGAGGAACTTCCTCATGGGATTTTTATTTAATATTTTTAAAAATATTAAATGTTTAATGCTTTAACAAATGCTGCAAGGTCACTGAAAGCCTGCATATAGCCAGACTTAAATTCTTCCTTACCAGACGGAACATTTGTCTTCTTAACTTCATCCAAGCGAGCAGGAATAAACTGCTTAATTGCACGAATAGAATTAACGAGAACGTCCTCGGAGTCTACTGCATCGTTAAAGTTGTTTCCATTAGTCATCATAGTATTTTACCTCATTAAATAATTTATTGTTTTGTTAACCACATGTTATATATTCGTTGATCATCTTTTTGATTACGAATATTCTCGGGAATCATTCCTTGATACTCAGCTGGAATTTCACTAAAATCCGGTTTTTGCTCAAACTCATCCCAAGTACTTTGTTTTGCGATTAGTTCGGCCATTTCAGGCATGCCTTCCAAAGCTTCCTGAACATTAAAACCATGCTTTCTATCTCTTTTATACTCTGGTATCATATTCTGTAGAGAATCCTCCCTTTTGTCATATCATAAATGGACAATCCTAATTGAACTCTATCACCTGGTAAAATTCGAATTCTATTCATTCTTATCTTACCACAAATTGTACATAAAACTATTTGTTCATTGTCCAATTTCACATCGAACATAGCATTTGCACGGGCTTCTATAACTGTCCCTTCAACTACTACTTCGGACAAATTTTGTTTTTCACCTTTTTGAGATTTGTTATTTTTATTCTTCTTCATTAGTTGGATTATCGTTTATATCAGTTGTAATTGCAGTATGTTCATCGAGATTTGCTGGAGTTACGTCGTCGTAATTTTTTGCTTCTGCTACTGGATCATCGATTACGTTGTCTTCGACAATATCAAATTCTTCTTGTTGAACATAGGTCTCATCAGCTGCTTCTTCAGCTGGAGTTTCTTTTTTCTTATTCATAGATTTTTCAAGCATCATTGCGTTAGCTTGAACTTTTTTCAAAGTTGATTCACCAATACTTTCAGTTTGGGTGTTTTCTGTTTTAGATGCGACAGCTGCAACTTGCGCAATATCAAGGGTATTATTAATAGTTTCAAACGCTTGTTGTATCTTCTCGGGGGTCATTGGTGTTGTTGGTTTCTTTGGTTTTGGTTCTGGAGTTGTTGTTTCTGTTACTGTAGATGGTTTTCTTATAATTTTCTTTTTTGGCCTTACAGGAACTGCAGGCTTTTCTATATATTTAATTTCTTGAACCGGTTTTGGATTTACGATGTCTTCAAAAACATCTTCCATACATTCATTAATCTTTTCAAGACCTGCCATACCATAACGATAGAACATATTTTCTATCTTTCTTTGCATTTCATTCATCATTGAATATGCTTCTTTCAAAGCTGGATTTGATGATTCTTCAATAGTTGGAACTTTTCTTTTCTTAATAGCTGGAACAGCAGGAACTGCTGGAATATCATCAAATGGATCTCTTGCCGGAACTTTTGGTTTCGGTTGAACAGGTGCATCAAAATAGTCGTCTATCTCTTCTGGAACTGGTCTTGGTGCAGGACACGGAACCGGTCTTTGCATAGGTTGCGGAGCAGGTCTTGGAGCCGGCTGTGGCATACGGACAGGTTTCTTAAAAATTCTACGGCCTTCATCAAGGTTCGGTTCGTCTTTATAGAAATCATCTTCTTCTTCAAGTTTATGTCTTTGCGCTGCAATAAGCTTGTGCTTCTTATGCAATGCAAGCTGTTCTTCTTCTGTCATGGCTTTAGCCTGTTCTGTCTTTTTATAATAGTCTAAAAAATCACTCATAATTTAATAACCAGTTTATTTATACTTTATTTATAATCATTTTTTTAATTTTATCACTAAAAAATATGATTTGCGTAAATTTTCTGGATCTAACACGATTGTTTGGTCCATTTCTAACAAAGAACATAACAAATTTAGCATTATATTTGTATATTGTATGACAGTATAATATTTTTCTGGATCTTCTGCTTTTAAATCAATTAATGATAAGATATTTTCAGTGCAATCAAAATAATCAAGAAAGTCTGGATATTTACAAGATAGTTTTTCTTTGATCATTTCAATAACTTCCTGAATTTCTTCTTGATGTAAAAAATTTACAATAGATTCAAACATCTCAGTGGATTCATCATCTACTGGATTAAGCCCATAAGATTCCAAAAAACGTAACAAACTTTGTGTAGGAGTAAGTTTTTGCATAGTTAAAAAATACTATTTAGTTCATTTTCCATGTTATCGATAGATTTATTAATTAAAAATTCATCTATCTTTTCTAGCATTTGGTCAGTATTTTTAAGTGACGTATTCATAATATTTACATACAATACATTTGCAAATTCTTTATCGATTTTGATAAATTTATAATATGCCATAGATGAAATGAAAAGGGCGTAATAATCCTTTATCGCCCCTTCATCTAATCCCATGAATACTTCAAATAAAAATTCAGTTGAATAAATTTTATTGAATAAGTCTTCCATTTTAGATTAACTTAGTTTTTATTTTGTCAATTAAACCTAACTTCTTTGCTTCAGATGCAGACATATAATTATCATAAGAAGTCAATGCTTTTAATTCATCGAGATCCTTACCAGTCTGTTTCTTGAAAATTTTATTCATATTATCAGTCCAAACCTGAAGTTCATGCTGAATAATATTAATATCATTCAATTTACCACCTGTTGCTTCAATACCTGCTTGATGAATCATAATTCTTGAAGAAGGGAAAGCATATCTGTGACCGATTGTTCCACTTGCAAGAATAACAGAAGCCATAGAAGAGCAAGAACCGATACAAATTGTATGAACTTCAACTTCCTTACGTTTCAATTCATTAATACAATCGATAATTGCAAAACCAGCATCACATTCACCACCTGGAGATGAAATGTAAATCGTTATAGGTTTCTTAGTTCCATCATCATAGAAAGAAAGTTTCTGAATAACTCTAATACCAATTTCCCAAGTAATAGGACCAACAATAAACAGAACACGATTTGCTTCAAAATAATTATTTCTGACAATATCAAAATAATTACCAAGTTCACCAAGATTTACTTGTTGGACTTCACCTTCTTCAGGCGGTAAATCCTCTTCTGGATTAATCGGTTCTACAACCGGATTTTCATTCTGCGGAAATAGCGGAGATTTTATGTCTTTTGAATACATCTATATACCTTTGATTATTATTGTTTATTTTAACTGCCTTAGTAACTTTAGGTGCATCAAATTCTTCATCATACGGTAATTTCTTTTCTGTTTGGAATAAGATTTCACCATATTGAACAACCGCTTCGGCACCACAATATTGAATTATTTTAAACTTTCTTGGAACAGCATTAAACTTAAAAATTCCAAATTCCTTATCACGAGATAACAAAGTATAAGTATTACCGTGTTTATCCTTAAAGACTTGTCCAATTTCGAAATTCATAATTATACCAATTTATTCTTGCCTAAAAATGTATTGATTTTCTTATTAAGATCTTCGTTTTTGGACTTAATAACTTTTAATTCTTCTTCATTAAATTCGTTATAATCAGTTACATATACTTTTGCATATTCTTCAAAATGTTCATAAACATCTTCAAGAACAGATGCATAAACGGTTTTAACTAATGTCAGTGGAGATACTGTCTTCTTGTTCATCGTAATATTCATATACTAATGCCTCTAATTTTTCAGTGAATTCAGTTTTATTTTCAAAGTTTGGAATTAAAGTTTCGACGTAGCAATACCATTCATGTATATCTTTGAACTTTTTAAAATTATCACCTATTTTGGCTGCTTGGTCGACAACTTCTTTTAATGCTTTAAGTTTCTTAGGATCATTCGCTATATTGAATAAATCCTTTTCTTTTTTAAATAATGGTGGCAGTTTATATGTATGCTTGCCATGTGCCATTATTAAGATTCCTTATATACGCTGTTAACTTCAGCTAATCCTTCTTTCTTTAATTGTTCTGCATAGAATTTTTTGCCAAGTTCTGGATTAAGATCTTGAGAAGTAACTTCATCAGAAACTTCTGTGCTTTCGCCAACAGCTTGAGCACAAATATCCATATTGTTAGCTGCCATTCTTAATGCATGATTTTGAAAGCCATGATACATTTCAGCAACAGATTCTTTAAGATAAGTATCAAAATTGTTTAATGGATCATTTGGATCTGCCAATTCAGTAGTCTTTGTAGTTTCATCGTATGCTTTAAACAATGCATTAGTAATTAAACTATTGAACGTTTGAGATGTCGGTTGACAATAACACAAATCATGCTTATTAAATTCATTTTTTGGGAACTTAACAAAACGTTTGTCATTACGTTCATATAATTCAAGACCAGACAAGAGTAATTGATGTTCGAGAACTACAAGTCCTACACCAACTGCACCAGTTCTACTTTTATTTTTGTAAGGGTAAACCTTAACTTTAGTTATCTTCATATTAGTATTCCTTATTATTCAAGAGTTTCAACAAACTGTTCTAATTCATGAACAGCAAATTCATAATCAGTCGGTTTCAGAATACCGTTTTGTGTAACAATCTGTAAAACCACTTCCAACATATTTTTAATAGTCTTGTTTGGTTCTGCTTCGATGATCTTACACATCTTTTCAATAACATCTTCTGGGACTTTATGAATAAAAGTTGAGTCGTTATTATAATCAATGAAATATTTATGGAAATCGTTAATATACCAAAGAGCTTTCTTAATATCCTTTTTAGGAGTTCCTTTGTCACGATAACGCATGCAATATTTCCAACAGTTTCCGAGGTCAAATTGCAACCAACGAGTTACTTCGATTGCTTCAATACCTGATTCATGAGATCTGTAATGCTTAGGTTCATTTACTTCTTGTTCAAGAGTTTGTCCATTAATCATATAGTGTGTCCTCTTTATTTAATACATTTCGGATGTTATTTTCTAGTTCTTTATTTTTTAATACATGGTTTTGTAACTTTTTATCATTCTCAATATCGGCTTTAATTTGCTTATTCCTTTCTAATGCTTGGAAAACACGGATTGGAATAAAAATTGTTAAACCGTAACCAATTACAATACCAATTATAGGAAGAATATTTTTGAAGAAATAAAACAATCCGTTTTGGATTGTTGAGCCAAAAATGCCAAAACTAGCAAGAATGACGCTATAAACCAAAACGCAGATTGCTATTATAATAATGTTAGAACGATTCATTTTCATCTAAAATTACCTCGATTTCAGATTCTGGTAAGATGAAACATTCTTGATTTACAATCTTTCCATCTTCGCCAGCAATAGGCAATTTAAATTTCTTATTATTATCCTTTGCATCGACATAGATAATCTTGTCACCAACCTTAACGCCAGATGTTAACTTATCGCCAAGATAAATAACCTTTGCTTCGACCAAATGACCTTCCTTATCTTCATCTGCAAGATAAATACCAGTGCTAGTCTGCTTAATTCCAGTATCACGTTGGACTAAGATGTGACCGTCCTTAATTTTCTTTAATGAGCTCATATTGCCTTCTTTATCAGTACTAATTAAAACATCGAGTGCAGAATCCGGAACATCATAAAATGTTTCGATTGTCTTTACACCCTTTTCATTTATTACAGGAATTGTAAGCTTAATTGCTTGCATTTCAATAAATGCAACTTTATCACCCGGTTGTGCAAAACATCCCTGACGCTGGTCTTTCTGGGAATCATATTTTCCCGGACCAGTTACTACAACAGTACCAGTAATGTTATTGATTGTTTTCTTTAACTCTGGTATTTCAATACCACCGAGTGTAACTTTATCTGTCTTGTCTCTCTTAATTAAGACATAATTTTCTTTGACAGATTTAATACCGCAAATTTTTCCATCGGCTTCGTTAAGTACTAATATACATTCTTTTGCTTCAAGTTTAAATACCTGACGCTTAAAATTTTTTCCTTCTGCATTCTTAACGTTTACAGTGATTGGTTTTGCAATACCTGGGTTATAAACAACCAAATCACCAACTGCAATTTCAGGAGGAATTTGCTTAGAATGAATTGTATTGAAACGACCTGGACCTACTTGAACAACACGTCCATAAGCCATTGGAATTGTAAAGTTTTTTGCAAGAGTGAGTCCACCAATAGAAAGTTTATCGATTGATTCTTCATTTTCAATAAGAATATTGAAGCCAGTAACCTTCATTATTACCTCTAATTATAGTTTAAACAAAAAGTCTTTTTTTGAATATTTTGAATTTTTAACATGACAGCTATTCGTAATCAATAGCCTACCGTCGGATTCTTGAATTTCTTGATTATCACCGCAACCATAGTGCCATATTTTTGAATTATTTATAATATCCATACTGGCGGGTTTGTAATAAGAAACCATAACATCGACAACTGGTGATTTATTTATAATTTTTTCGTAACGCTCTTTTTCAAAAGACATGTAATCGTCTTTAGAGTCTGACCACCAGTTCCATTGGGAAATATCTTCCCGCATGTCAAAACCCATAAATCCTGCAAGAGTAATATCTTCTACATTAAAGACATGTCCGTCTAATCTCTTGGGGACGCATTTATTTTTTTGTAAAGCTCTAAAGTTATTTGTAACTTTTTCAAATTTAAGATCTAGTGGTATATCGGATTTTAAATCACTACCACCAAAAACATAATAAACATTTGAATATCGTTGAGCTAATCTAATTAAAAATGTAATTTCAATATCCAAAAATTCCGATATACCACCAGCAATACATACCATATCAGCTGGTAAGAAATGCTCATCAATAAATCTGTCATATAACTCAGCTTTACGTTTTTTATCGTTATATGGAACATCGATATTATTAATGAAAAAACACTCCATACTACTTTACAATAGACTTACGGAGTGCACGATACATTACGAGAACCTGCTTTTCAAACGGGGTCTGCTTCTTCTTCCAACGGATAATACGTTCTGCTTCACTACAGATAATTGCAGCTGGGAAAGAAATAGAATCAAGATGCGATTCTGCAACTTGTGTAATTTCCGGATTTCTAAGACCAGTTCCAATTAATTCTCTGCGATTACGAGACTGAACCGTATTTGTTGTGACCTTGTATGCCTTACCAGTTTGGTTATTCATGACATACGAATTTTCTGTAATTTCATTCTTATTCATTGTTATCTCCATTCATTGTTAAATGTTTGTTTACAATATAGAAAAAAGTCACCTGCTTGTAAACCCAGGTGACTGAAATTTTATTTGAAAATTTTTACATTGTAAACTTTTAGAATCCACCAATATTTGATGGTTTTTCTGGAGGTGGACAAGCTATATAATATGGACATCCTAAAATTTTGGATAATTCATATGGTGAATAACAGTTATCACCACCTTTTGGATTATCAAAATCTGGTGTACCATCTACTGTCATATGATTAGTTCTTGCAGTAGATGCTGCTAAGAATGGTTTTTTAGTTTTCGGATCTAATCCAACATCGATAGCAATCATGGAATCTCTAAAACCTGGATCTTTTTTACTCATATTTTCAAATCCTGGTTTTAATGCAAGATACATATTAACACCACGCCTAGCATATATATGTTCAAATATTGATTTACTTATAAAATAACACCAATTATATTCTTCTACATATTTGTGATATGGTAATGTATCTTCGTATTTTTCTAATTTTACAATTTTATAATCAGTTTTGGTAGAAGTCATTTTACTTATTGCTTCTTCTTCTTCAGCTTTTTTCCTTTCTATACTCTCTTGCTTTACTTTGTATTTGTATTCTGATAACATATCATTTAAATCTGCAAAAGATATAAGTCCATGATTATCAAATTCACTATATTGATCTTTATTATTTTTTTGTGAAACAAACAAATTCAAGTAACGGTCTAATTTCAATTTAGAGTTTCTTTTTATTATCTCTTTTTTACCATCTTTTGCATAGGCATTTAAAATTGGTATAAATTCTTCAATTATTGTTATTCCAATATTTTTAAGTAAAAGCCATTTTAACAATCCAGGTAAATAATATAATGCTTCACTATTATCTAGTTTTAATTTATGCAATATATTTTTAAAATAATAACGAGACCAACTTTCTTGAATACCTGCTCTTTCTAATTTTTCAATATAGTTTTTAACACGTTCCGGTTCTTTTTGTTCAAACTCTGCAAAAACATGTTTTGACGCTCTATAAGCATCACTTTCTGATGCTTCTACTAAATAATTGGCATTTCTTAAAATACTAATAGCTTCCGTTAAATTCATATAATATTTATATCATTTATCGAAATCGTTAGAAATTTCATGGCCGTATATATCATGAAAAATTACAGAATAACCTTTTGTTGTTCTGTAAATACCGTCTATTATTAAACTGTCTTCAGATTTAATACTATGTGCTCCAGTTTTACATTCTGGATGATAAATTAGCCTATGATGTGTAGGACAGAATGTCAAAGTAACATGCTGATTAAGCCTTGGCCAAAGTTCTCTTGGAACAATGTGATGAAAATCGATTTTATTTCTGCAAGTTGTTGAATATTTACAACCAGGATAATGACAAATATATAATTTCACATGCTATTTATAAATAATGTATATGAATCTTAATGAATTTTTAGAAAATAATATTCCTGGCTATAAATTGCTCGATGTATTATACAACAATGACGATCTTATTGTTGATTATTACGATGTTGATGCAGAAGATTTACCAAAAAATAATTCTCCTTCTGATTTAATTCTTGACAAAGAAACTGTTGTTAAGGCTATCGAAGCAAAGAATATAAAAATGTCGGAATTCGATAAGATTCTTAATAAATATGGCTGGTATATGTCAAAAGTCAAGGATGATTATATCCATATTTTGAAGTTGAACAATATGGATAATGGTTATTATGACGATGAAAATAAAGTAATTCATGGTTTGTATTTACATATATCTCCTGTAAAACCGTCTATAATTTTAAATCAAGGTCTTAAAGCACTTGCATCAACAGATGATGAATTGGATAAATCTAATACGATGAAACGAGGAATCATTTATCCAAATAAGAGAGTATATCTTTGGAAACTAGAAGATATTTGCAGTATAAAAAAGAATGATGAAAATATTGGAAAAGCTTTAGGTAGAAGTTTAAGAACTTTATTTGATGATATAAATGCAAGACATTATGGTAATTATGTTTATATTGCACATTTACCAGCAGGAGTAAGGACACATTTTGATAATGAATATGGTGAATTCCAACCAGCAAGATATATAACTCAAAATGTTCCACCAAGTTATTTAAAATTTGCGGGAACTGTAGAACAGATTTCTACAATTATAGAATATTCAGAGTTTACAAGATTAAGAGAAATTTTCGGGGTATAAATAATATATGGCTGATAATATTGAAATACAAGATAATCCAATGTTTGATCATGACCCGATGCAACCTTTTGTTCCGCATCCAGGTGGAAGGTCACGTTTAAAACCACAACCAGGACCACATCCACATATGCCTGATCCACCTGTTGGACCAGGACCATGGACGAATCCAACTCCACATTATCCGCAACATCCGCAGAATAATTGTGACCCAGTTCTTCAAGGAACGATGATTCAAAACGTCGCTCAGTTAAGAAATTATATTAAATTGATGTTGGGAAGTCCGGTTATTTGTATTGAAATTTCTGATGAACAGTTAGACTATATTATTGGCGATACAATCAGATATATTCAAAGATATTATTTCAGACGTGGTAATTATCGTGATTATTTAATTATGGAATTACAACCAGGAAAGACACATTATAAGATTTGCCAAGAACTTGAAACTATTGTAGATTTCCAGACAAGTAACTGGTTAGGTGATATTAATGAATTGTTTACTTTACCTCATAATGCTTTGTATGATTCTGTTATGAGTATGAATAGTTCTTCTATTTTCAGAGGTTCTTGTTATGGTAACAGTGCTGGTTATGGTGATATGCTTGGAAACTGGAATGCTTCTTTGATGTGGCTTGAACAAGCTAAGTTAGATTTCGGTGAATCTTATCAAATTAGATATAATGAAGCTGAAAAAGAACTTGCCGTTTGGCCAACACCAAGAACACCAGTTCGTGGTATCATGGAAGTTTACAAGAAACAGACTTCAAGAAAGATATTTAATGATATTATGTTCAGAAAAATGGTCGTAGCAAGAGCAGGCATGGTTTGGACAAATTCTTTGAGAAAATAC